GCACTGGCACACGAGATTGAGGCCTGGGAACCCCAGCCTGATCCTATGCAGCAGCAGATCCAGATGCTGGAGATCCAGAAGCTCCAGGCCGAGATCCAAGAACTTCACGCACGCGCGGCCGAGAACCAGACTGATGCCCAGCTCAACGTGGCTAAGATTGGTACTGAGCAAGCTAAAGCGCGCCAGGCAGCTAGTGATGCTGACCTGAAAGACCTGAACTACGTCGAGCAAGAGTCCGGCGTAACCCAGGAGCGTGAGAAAGAACTCATGGGCGAACAGGCCCGGAGTAACATCGAACTCAAGAAAGCGGAGCATGTTCTGGAAGGCATTAAAGATCGCCAAACAGAGCTCCGCAAGTACCTGAGTGGCGGTACCCAAAGTGGAGAAGAATAAAAAAACTATGAAAAAATAGTGAAAAGGCATTAGTTTGCCCGCTGATCTTCTTTAACTAACCTAGCAATGAAGAGGTCCTTGCGACATGAATAACGAAGAACGTAACGAAGCAGTACGCCATATCGAAATCTCAATGGAAAGCGCCCGTGAGCGTGTAGAGCTGATGAAAGCTCTCGATCGCCTCTGGGACAACCCTGATTTCAAGAAAGTGATCCTAAACGACTACATGAAGGAAGAGCCGGCCAGGCTCGTAACCCTTCGTGCCGCTCCTCAGATGGCCGATCCGGAACGCCAGGATTCCCTCCTACGTGCGCTGGATTCCATTGGCTACCTGGATCTGCATTTCAACAGTATCCGCCAAATGGGTATGATGGCTGAAAATGAGATTGACGCTTCCCGGGACCAAGTATCCCAGCTGGAGGCCCTGGAGCTTGAGTCATGAGCGACGAAGATCTGAAAGCTGAAGACACCACCCCCGATGAAGGGGGTGATTTCCTGGAGATGTCTGACGAGGACTTCATGAAGATGGGGGGTGCCGACCAGGCAGATCTCTCATTCCAGAATGAAGAATCCGAAGATGAGGAATCCGACGAGGATGCTGAAGACGACGGCGAAGCCGTCGCGGAAGCTGACGAGGAGGATGACGAGTCTGAGGAAGATCCTGCTGAGGATGACGAAGACGATGAGGGCGACGACGAAGATGCAGAAAGGCGCGAGGACGAAGAATCCGAAGAGGATGAGGGAGAATCAGATAGTGGGGATGACTCATCTAGCGATGATGACGAAGATACTTCTTCCGAAGACGAAGAGGAAACCTCAGACGCCCAAACCTTCTTCGAAAAAGTAACCGCTCCTTTCAATGCCAACGGCCGGGAGATGCAGATTACTTCCGCGGAGGATGTTGTGCAGCTCATGCAAATGGGCGCCAACTACAACCGGAAGATGCAGGCGCTGAAGCCCAGCATGAAAGCACTTCGTACCCTCGAGAAGCACGATCTCTTGGATGAAGAAAAACTTAACCATGTTATCGATCTCGTTAACGGTGACGAGAAGGCTATCGCCAGTTTCCTGAAGGCGAAAGGTATTGATCCCGAAGAGTTTGAACTGTCCCAGGGTGATGACTATAAAGCCGGTAATAACATGGCCAGCGACGAAGAAGTTGCGTTGGAAGACGTAGTGCAGCGTATACAAGGCACTGAGTCCTACAATAAAACGCTTGAAATCGTTGGAAAACAGTGGGACGATACCAGCCGTAAAGCTGTTTCGGACAATCCGACTCTGCTAGAGACCATCAATGAGCACGTCTCAAATGGTATCTACGAGGTGATCTCTGAACAGTTAGAACGCCAAAGAATGCTCGGCAAGATTCCTCCGGGAACCCCGGACATTCAGGCATACAAAATTGTTGGTGACGCTATCCAAGCCCAAGGCGGATTCAACCACTTGTTCCAGGAAGAGGCATCTTCCGAGGACAAGGGCAATGAAACCCCCAGGAAGGAAGCTACTCGCAGCAAGGGTGATGACTCAAAACGGCGTAACAAGCGTAAGGCAGCAAGCACTACGCGGAGAGCTAAGAAGCCGGCGAAGGCAGACAAGGACTTTAGTCCCTTGGCCATGTCGGATGAAGAGTTCTCTAAGCAGTTTAACCCAAGCTTAATGTAGCCTAACTAACCACCTGGAGGTGTATCATGGCTGAAGCAAACCCGATGGGATATAAAGATCCCGTAGGCGGTACCGATTCTACTATCGGTTCGCAGATCCGCTCGGATCACTTTATCAAGCAAGCCCTCATTGAGGCTCGCAAGTCACAGTACTTCATGCAGCTGGCCGACACGACCAACCTGCCGAAGCACATGGGTAAGAAGATCAAGAAGTATCATTATCTTCCCATCCTGGACGATGCGAACATCAACGACCAGGGCATCGACGCTGCTGGCGCTACCGCCAACGGCACCGTAACCTACAAGCTGCTGCCCCCGGGTGTAAGCGAAGCTACCAACGGCATGAACGTTATCTTCATCGTTGGTGAAGGCGCTAACCTGGCTGCTGCAGAAACTGACGCTGAGTCTCAAGCCAAGCTTGAGTCTGCAGTTCAGAACGCTGGTTACGACGTAGTAACGTGGAACACCAACTGGGATACCACTATCGATGACTACCAGGCTGCAGGTTGGCAGGTGACTGACGCCTCCAACGCTGAGCTGGGTGCATACGGTGGTTTTGTTCCTGAGAGCGGTAACCTGTACGGTTCTAGCAAGGACCCCGGTTACATCACCAGCAAACTGCCGGCTCTGACTGAGAACGGCGGTCGTGTAAACCGCGTAGGCTTCAAGCGCGTGGAAATCGAAGGCTCTATCGAGAAGTTCGGCTTCTTCGACGAGTACACCCAGGAATCTCTGGACTTCGACTCCGACGCTGACCTGGCGATGCACATCAACCGTGAGATGATCAACGCTGCTCACGAGATCACTGAAGATGCTCTTCAGATCGACCTCCTGAACGGTGCTGGCGTCCTGCGTTATGCTGGTACGGCTGTTTCCGACGCTACTGTTGCTGCTAGCCACATCGTTGACTACAACGACCTGGTCAAGCTGAGCATCATGCTCGACGACAACCGCACGCCTAAGCAGACTCAGGTTGTGACTGGTACTCGTAACATCGATACCAAGACCATCCCGGCTGCTCGCGTACTGTACTGTGGCTCTGAGCTGCAGGTAACCCTGATGGACATGGTGGATTACAACGCCGCTCCGGCGTTTATCCCCGTACAGCAGTACGCTGCTGGCACCACTGTTCTGAACGGTGAAATCGGTACTGTTGGTTACTTCCGCATCGTCATCGTACCTGAGATGATGAAGTGGGAAGGAGCTGGCGCTGCTGGTGACAACAGCACCTACGAGACTGACGGAAACGTTGACGTATTCCCGATGCTGGTAGTTGGTAGCGGTGCGTTCTCTACCATCGGTTTCCAGACTGACGGTAAGACGGTCAAGTTCAAGATTACCCACAAGAAGCCCGGGTATGAAACGGCTGACCGCAACGATCCGTACGGCGAGCTGGGCTTTATGTCCATCAAGTGGTACTACGGCTTCTTGCTCCAGCGTCCCGAGCGCATCGGCCTGGTCAAGACCGCAGCTAAACTGAACGCTTAATCAGCATTCAGTTAACTAGGGGGGGCTTTGCCCCCCTTATTTTTATAACTTCATCCTAACCGGAGAAACCGCAATGAGTGATGAAAGCAAAACCCCAAAAGAAGAAACCACCCCTGTAGTGGCAGATCCCACGCCCAAGGCCCCAGTCGATGAGAACTTCATCGGTGTCCTGAAGGCCCAGGCAGACCTACTCGGTGTTGAGTATCACCCCAACATTGGAGTAGACAAGCTGGCAGAGCGCGTTAATGAAGCGCTTATCGCCAAGACTACCCAAGAGAAAGATCCTGTAATCGTCAATGTGACGATGCCCGAGACGGCAGCTGATAGGCAGGTGGCTGAAGAAGCCGCGGCTATGGGCTTCGACCAGGAGGAGGCCAAGCGTATCGCGCGTGAGGCCAAGGCCCTGGTACGGGTTGAGATTACCTGCATGAACCCCAACAAGGGTGATTGGGAAGGCGAGATCTTTTCCGTGGGTAACAAAGCAGTCGGTTCCATTAAAAAGTATGTGCCCTTTGGTGTAGCATGGCACGTACCACAGATGGTACTGGATATGATCAAGGCACGTAAGTGTCAGGTATTCCATACGGTTACCGATCCCAGGACCGGGAACAAATCCCGTAAGGGCAGGCTGATTCAAGAGTTCGCGGTGAATGAACTTCCCCCGCTGACTCCGGAAGAGCTCAAA